TTTCAGGACGTACTGGACGGCAACCACCTCTGCGCCTGATGCGGTGGCGATGGTTGTCGACGATCCGCGAATGCTGTTTCGTGTGGCGTATGTGTCGGGCACCACGGTGATTTCGGCACAAGCGTACACCGATGTCATCGGCAAGAACGTCGAGGTTGTGCAGAACACCACGGCGACGAAGTTCTCGGACATCGCAGTCACTGGCACTACCAGCACTGACGGGCCTCCGTTTCGTGTCGTTGATGTTGACCGTGATTCGAGAGCGACGATTGCGTCGACGACCTACACGGCTGTGTTCGTGACCTATGGTGTGGCTGCGCACGCGTGGACGTGCATCGCACCGACCTAACCCTCATGCAAGGAGAGTGACATGCCTGTTTACACTGCGCCCAACGGCTTCGAGCCGGTTCAACGGCGAGACGGTCTTCCCTACGCAGGGGCGGTTCGCGAGTACCCGATTGCGACCGGCTACGCGGTGCAGCTGCGCCGCGGCGACCTTGTCATGATCCTGTCGACCGGAGCGCTGGTCAAGTGGCTCGGCACGACGGGGGTCTACAACAGCGCGGACGCGACCGACGCCGGCATCTTGGGCGTCTTCATGGGCTGCTCGTACACCGATGCGGTGCTGGGAAAGACCTTCCGCACGTACTGGACGGCCAGCACGGCGGCAGCCGACGCCATGGCCATGGTAGTCGACGACCCTGAAGTGATCTTCCGTGCGGTGTACGTCTCGAGCGGCGTGACCGTCTCGGCGCAGACCTACGCGGCCACGATCGGCAAGAACGTCTCGGTCATCCAGAACACAACCAAGACGGCGACGTCGGACATCGCGATCAGTGGCGTCAACACCACGGCGACTCTGCCTTTCCGCGTCGTGGATGTGGATAGGGCTTCGGCGGCGACGCTGACGACCTACACGGCCCTGTTCATCACGTACGGAACGACTTTCCACGCGTGGACCACCACGACCGGTGTCGCTTGATCAACTGAGTACCAGAAGGAGTTAAACCATGGCAACAATGTCTCGTGCCCAGCTGCTCAAAGAGCTTCTGCCGGGCCTCAACGCGCTCTTCGGCTTGGAATACAAGCGCTACGGCGAAGAGCACAAGGAGATCTACGAGGTCGAATCGTCCGAACGGTCGTTCGAAGAAGAAGTGAAGCTCTCGGGCTTCTCGTCTGCTCCGGTCAAGACCGAAGGCGGCGCGATCGTCTACGACTCCGGTCAGGAAGCCTTCACGGCGCGCTACGTCCACGAGACGGTTGCGCTGGGCTTCGGGATCACCGAAGAAGCGATCGAGGACAACCTGTACGACAGCCTGTCGGCCCGGTACACCAAGGCGCTGGCGCGGTCGATGGCCTACACCAAACAGGTGAAGGCTGCGGCGGTTCTGAATACGGCGTTTGCCACTGTCACGTACGGTGATGGCCAGACGCTGTGCTCGACGACGCACCCGACGCTGCAGGGCAACGTCAACGCCAACCGGCCCGGCTCCGAAGTCGACCTGAACGAGACGTCGCTGGAAGATGCCTACATCAACATGGCGGCGTGGGTTGACGAGCGCGGCCTGTTGCTGGCGGCCAAGCCCAAGAAGCTGATCATCCATCCGTCGAACACGTTCGTGGCGACGCGGGTGCTGCAGACTGAGCTGAGCACGACGGCGGGTACGTCGAACTTCGCGAAGAACGACATCAACGCCCTGAAGTCCAACGGTGCCATCCCTGGCGGGTACACGGTGAACCACTGGTTGACCGACCTCGACGCGTGGTTCCTGATCACTGACGTGCCCAACGGACTGAAGCACTTCGTGCGTGCCCCGCTCAAGCAGGACATGGAAGGCGACTTCGAAACCGGCAACGTGCGCTACAAAGCCCGCGAGCGGTACTCGTTTGGGGTTAGCGACCCGCTCGGCATCTACGGCACGACCGGAATTTAGCCCTGCGGGGATCTGAGAAAGCACCCGCTACAGAGGGCCCCTAAGCGGGGCCCTCTTGCCATGATCAGGAGGTAGAAATGTCTGGTTGGAAGCTCGAGAGTTCGGCGACCGGCCGATCGGCCACACAGAAGGCCACGATGAACTGCGCGCACGTTGCGCACGTCTGCAAGTACAAGATCGTCACCGACGACGCCACGGGGCTCAACATCACCGCGGGACAGCCGGCGATCCTCTACGGCGTGATCAACATCGCGGCGGGCACGCTGGCGGGCGTCTACGATGCGCTGACGGTGACGGGCACTGCGATCATTCCGTCGACCACGGTCACGTTCACCTACCAGGGCTATGGTGTTCTCTGCCCCACCGGCATCACTGCCGACTGGACAAGCGGCACGTGGCTCATCCTCTACGCACACGGTTGAAGGAGAACAGCATGGGCAAGTTTGTGCCATTCGAGAAGTCGGGCAAAGACAAGGAAGCCAAGAAATTTGGCAAAGAAGGTTCCAAGAAAGAGGAAGCTTGGGACAAGCGCCAAGGCATGGCCTGCGGCGGCAAGGTCAAGGGCAAGTCGGGTGGAGGGCTCGCGCGGGGGGGTGGCGCGGCGACGCGCGGCAAGGGCTTTGCGGGCACGTTTTAGCGTAGGCTGGAACGGACATGTCGGCACGAAAAATCAGAGGACGGCATGGTGCAAGACCTGAATGGAGACAAACTCAGTCGTGCCGAGTTCTGGCAGCGCATTGCGGCTGTGTCTTTTGGCCTTTGGTCGTTGATGATTCCGCTCGGCATTTGGGTGCTTAGCAGTTCATTCGGGGCTGCGATAAAGACGAGCGTAGAAGGGGCCGCAGAGAACGCGGTGTTCAGAAAGAACTTTGAGTTGTACGTCTTGACCATGGAAAAGCGAATGACAATCGTCGAAGAACGGCAGAGCGTCGTTGTGCGTTCGCTTTCTGAACTAGACGCACGTGTTGATTCTTTGTCTAGCAAGCACACGCTTGGTAACGAGCACACCAAGAGATGAGCACCTCCGGCACATCAACGTGGACCATCGACGTTCAAGAAATAGTTGAAGAGGCATTTGAGCGTGCCGGGCTAGAGATGCGCACTGGTTATGACCTGCGTTCTGCGCGCCGCAGTCTCAATCTGCTCTCTGCAGAATGGGCGAACCGTGGCTTCAATCTATGGACCGTTACTGAGTACGCAATTCCGTTGGTGACAGGTACCGCTACATACCTTCTTCCGTCAGATACGATCGACACGCTTGATCACGTGCGCCGCAGCATAGTGAACTCTGTCTCGACTGACATCGTTGTTCGTCGGCTCGGCCAGTCAAGCTACGCGGCAATCCCGAACAAGATGACACCAGGGCCACCCGTTCAGGTGTACATCAATCGGCAAATCGCGCCTACCATTACGGTGTGGCCTGTGCCGACGAACTCCAACGACCAGCTTGTTGTTTGGTACTTGCGCCGCATGCAGGACACGGGTGCAGGCGGCAGCAACAACATGGACATTCCGTTCAGGTTCGTTCCAGCGCTCATCGCAGGATTGGCCTACATGATTGGGCTCAAGCGGCCGAAGGACGTTCCAGAAGCTCGAGTCGAGCGCTTGCTCAATGAATACACCGCGCAGTTTGAACTTGCAGCGTCGGAAGATCGAGATCGCACATCACTACGGCTTGTGCCGGGAATGGGGTAATGCAATGGTTCACGCTACTCAGGATTTTGCCGCCGCACGACTGGCCGATCGGGTTGCAAAAGGGCTTGGCACGCCGTACGAAGGGATCGAGCCGACTATCCCTACTGTCCCACAAGACTATGGCCTGTTCGCCTACGCGGATCTGCCGAATGCAACGCTTGTCCCGCCCGGATCACGCGCGACGGTTGTCAACATCGGGCCCGTCTGGTCGAACGGCGTAGCTTGGGTAGGTGCGCCCGCGTACACGGTCACTGAACTTGTCGCACTCGGCGCGCCCATGTCGCGCATTCTGGATCAGCGCGGGGGGATTGGGTACACCGCAGCTGCTGCCACGTTCTCGACGATCACCGCAACGACATCGACGGGCGGCACCAAGACGCGTCTCACGAGCGCCGGCAACCATGGCCTGAGTGCGGCGTCGGACGGCCGGCTCATCTACGTCAGCGCTGATTCCGGTATCAGTCCCGGTGCGTACGCGCTGACCTACGTCAGCGCCAAGGCTATCGACATCGCGGTGCCGTATCAAGCGATGGTCAACACGGTTGTCGGCACGGTGGCGTCGCCGTTCACCTTCTACGCAACGACGATTCCAGCCGGTGCGATGGGCGCAAACGGCATTGTCGAGGTGCAGATATTTCTCGAGTGCAGTGCCACAGCGACAGCCAAGGCACTCAGCATGGCTTGGGGCGGCGGCGCGGCGGGGGCTTCTGTCGCGCTGAACGGCAATACGCTCTACTCGATGAAGTTGAAGACGCGTATTTGCAACCAGAACAGTGCCACGGCGCAACGTATTTCCGAGCTGGACGAGAACGCAGTCACACTGTCGCAAGCCACGGCTGCAACAAGAGACACCGCTGACGATCAACTGTTTCAGCTTTTGGGGACTGTTGCAGCGGCTGACGAGTTCATCCGGCTGTCGAGCATTCAGGTAACGGTGTACCCGCACAGCTAGGAGCAAGCATGGACATTGCACAGTATCGACTTGACAAAGCAGCGCGTATCGCGCGCGGCAAACCCAAAGCTCCGGCCCCGGTCTCGATTGACCCTCCGCCACTGCCCTCTGAGGCGTTCGTGAACGCGGCAGCTGAAGTACTTGCCGAAGCGGCTCCTGTGGTGCCTTCTGTGGTGCCTTCAAACGTGCCGGCACCGACGACGTGGACTCGAGTCAAAGAGCGTAGTGAGGAGTAAAGCGTGGGTTCGTACGCCACCGGCAAAAAGTCTCTTGGCATCTGCGACCGCTGCGGTTGCCGGGAGAAGTATGTCCGCATGCAGTTTCAAGTGATCAACAGCGTGCGCTCGGGGCTACGCGTG